TCATGGCGGAGCCGACCGCCTGCGTCGGCATGATCATTGTCGGGAAGAAGTCAGAGAACCGGACCAGCGACCCCTCGGGGAAATAGTCGAACGTGCTTCCTTCTTCATCGCCCGCCGGGTCGATGTCGAGTTTGAACCCACCCGACGAATCGCTGCGACTGCTGACGGAGTGCAGGACGTGCGATTCGCGTTTGGCGACCGGTGGGCTGCTCTCGATGATGATCTCATCGCCCACCGTCGGCGAGGTTGATGCGCTGTCGGCGTGGTACGACGTAGTCTCGTTTTCACCGACCAAGAACGTCTTGGTGTTAGGTCCGATGTCTTCGTCCAGATGACACGCCCACGCCTTCGCAGAATCCAGACCGAAGGCGACGGTGCCACCGCGCTCGATGTGGTTGATCAGGCTGTTTAGGTCTCGGAACAATCCGCGATCGGTGTATCGTTCGAGCACAATGCGCACGTCGACGTATGGCCGCAGCAGCTCGCGCTTGCGTCCGCCGTCGATCGTGTACGTGTCCACGATGTCGCGGCGCGGTGTGATCTGCAGATCCGACAGCCCCTCGGTCAGCGTGATGGTCTGGCGCGTGGTTCCGAGCCTTGATTGATGTGGCCACCATGTGAAGAACGGAAAACCCATGCCAACCCCTACAAACTTGTGAACGGTGCGACGGTGCCAAACAGATCATTTTCAACGCGCCCATGGGCACCCAGATCGCGCTCAAGCAGACGACCCAACGCTGGGATACTGTCCGGGTCGACGGTGGCGGTGTTGATGGTCAGGTTGGTCGATGGCTGCCCCATGAATGCCTGCAGACCAGCGGTCGCGGTACCGGTCCCGGCTCCGTTGGATGGAATCACGCGCTCGCCTTGATGCACGAGTGCCATGCCGGTGCGGTTTACATAGCCGCCGGTCTGGAACCCGAACGAAAAAAAGTCTTTAATGAGCGCCCACGTCCGTCTCCACCAGTCCCCAAGACCTTTTGCAAATGCACTCGGTAGGTCGACCAACAACCGTTTGGCTGTCCCTTGGGCCATTTTCACAAGCGACTTTGCCAGCGCAATAGGCAACTCGAAAAGAATGACCGGCAGCAATTCATCGACAATGTCGGGCAGTCCAATCAATAACGACTTGATGCCGTCGATGACGCCTCGCACTGCATCCGCTGCGATCTCGCCCATGATCTCCCCGCGGTCTGTTTCGCTTTCCGCTTGTGAGATGTCTGCGGCAGTCACCTCGCCTGCAGCTGCAATGTCTTCATCGCTGAGACCGGCAGCCGCCAACTCCGCCTCGGATGCTCCTTGTTCTTTTAGTTGGTCGCGTTGTTCTTCTAATGCTGCAGCACGTTCGTCGGCTGCTTCTTGCGCGGTCTCCGCCACCGCAGCGTCGAATGCTTGATCGCCCTGTTGCCCGAAACCAATCAACGACGCAGCACCCGCCCCAATGGGACCGGCGCCTGCAAGAACAGAGAGACCACCCGATGACAGCGCATCTGCAGTGCGAGACAACCCCTCACCGATTCTGCGGTTGCGTTCTTCTCGACGCGCTTGCGGGATCGCTGCAGCTATGGCACTCATCGATGCAATCATGCCCTCCTCAACCTCTCGGAAGGCGGCGACCGCCTCGGGGCCCAGATCAGCCGCCTGCGCTTGTGCTGCTGCGAATGACGCGGCCAGCTTGTCGAGCCGGAACTGGAGCTTGTCCGATTCTTTGGTCTGGTCGCTGACCGCCATGCCAGCAGCGCGGAACTTGTCCCGCATGCCGTCGAGTTTGCCCACGAACGAGTCAAGGGCTTTTTGTGCTGATTCGGAATCCTTGATCGCTTTTTTATCAACGCCCACCATTGTCATGATCGCGTCGCTGGTCTCGGGCGCTTCGATGTCTCCAGCCGCGTCTGCAGCTTTCTGGAATCCGTCGGCCATGGACTCGATTCGGGTGACGACGTCTTGGCCCATATCCAAAAACGCTTTCTGCTTCTCGCGGGCTTCATCAATTGCGTCAGCCGTCTTGTGCAATTCTCTGTTCATGCGGCCAATGTCTGCCTCCGTCGCAGCCATGGCTCCGCCGATACCCTCTGCAATTTTGGGACCGACCAAGGGCAGATTGGCCAACCCTTGCATCGCGCTCAGTACCATCTCACCGAGCGCGATCGCCAACACCCGCACGATGTTCCGAAGCGTCGTAAATCCGATTTTCGCTTGCTCGATCAACGCCAAAAGACGAAAGAACGAATCAACAACAAAGACGATCGCTTTTGCCAGCCCGCCGCCAATCGCTGCAGCAAAGTCTCCGACCGCTTGCTTGTTTTCTTCCATCACCTCCAACAGCACGACCAGCGTAGCCTTGGCAGTGGAGAATAGATCGGCGTCGCCGACGTTTTTGCTGAAGACGGTGAATTGATCTTTCAACGTGGAGAACAGCCCGGCAAACGTGGTGGCCAGTTTTGCCGTGCCGCCCGCAAGCTTTTCGTTGGTCTCGAGCGTCCGCACCAGTGCCTCGCGAAACTGGTTCGTCGTCATCTCGGTGACGGCCATGCCCTCGGACACCTCGACCATCGCCAGCACGCCCTTGTCCCGGAGCACGTCGGCAGCACCCGCGCCGCCCGCCAAGGCACGCCCGACCGCTTCTGCCGCGTCGTTCAACTCAAGCCCCATGGCGCCAGCGAGATCCATGACCCCACCGCGCACTCGCTGCGCGTTGACGCCAAACGCCTCGAGCGTTGCCTCCGACTCAACCAGCCCCGTGATGCTGAACGGCGTTCGCGCGCTCAACTCGAACAACTCTTGCACCCGCGCCTTGCCTTTATCAAGTCCACCCAGAAGCCCGCCCAGACGGGTCTCGAACTTCTCCAGGTTAGCGCTCGTCTTAATGGCAAGTCCGCCCATAACGCCGAATGCCGACGCAGTAGCGGCTGCAGCTTTGGCTGCGAGCCCGAACCCCTTGCCGAGCTGCTGCAGCGACGATCGGCGCGCCTTGTCTGCTTTGGCGCCCTTGGCGTTTTCCTTGGTCAACTCCTCAAGCTTGCCCTCAAGATCGTCGGCACGCTGCGCAGTCAACTGCATGCCGTCGGACATCTGATCTTCGAGCTTGAGCAGGTACTTGATGACGTCTTGCTGGGCCATTCGTTACCTCAATCCCGCAGGACCACGACCGGGAATACGGGCATTGAATCCTTGTTGCACTTCTTCATCAACTGCGCGGCAGTGGCGTCCGCCTGCTGCACGCAAGCGAACGCTAAGCTGATTTCCCAGACCGACAATTCAAGAACCTCGGCGGGGTGCATGCTGTAGCGTCTCGCGATCTGATCCAGCACCAACAGGCTGTCGGGATTTTTCTCGAAAGGCATGCAGCCGCTCGACTGCTGCACCCCCATCTGTCGCCAGCGACAGGCATTCGGTAAACAGGGTATCGGCCACGTCGTTGGGGATTGCACCCACCCACAGCACGCCCTTCGATGCGTCGGACTTCTCGCGATCGAGTACGCATCGGACGTTTTCAAACTCCCCTGTCGCCGGGTCGCCGATGGCGATCAATCCCGCAGCCGTTACCGCGTCTTTCAGCTTCGCCATCGACTTCAGCTTGTCCGCCGACTGCGATGCCATCATGCGGCTCGCTTCTTCGTCGCTGACGGGCTTGGATGCGTTCCCCTTACCGTCCATCCCCTGCGACAACGCAAGCGCGCTGTGGCCAACCTCGGCCAGGTCTGCGCTGCAGATTTTTTTGAGACGCCAGATCATTCCGCCCGCTTCGACTTCTTTGATCGCGCTGTTTTCGATTGCTGCCAGTATTGAGCCCATAAGTGCCTCCCATTGGGTTCAGATTAGCCAGCGTGTACTGATGACGCTGCCTCGTTTTTGACTTCGATGGATGTACCCAATGCGAGCCCGCTGGTGCCGTCGCCCTGCGCGCGGAGCGTCACGCTGGCGAGGATCAAGCCGGATTCGCTGATCTCATCCGTATACGTTTCGATGTATGCGTTGTTTAGCGAGAACTTCATCTCGCGCTCACTGCCGCTCGATGCACCGTTGTTGAAGGTGACAACGGCATCGCCCGATTCGTCGCTAATAAACTTCTGGTATGTCGCGTCATCGGTCTCGAATGAGACTGTCATGGTGACATTGCGGAAGTCCGACTGGGTTGGCTGCTTGGTGTTGAGCGATCCCAACCGCATCCGCTCCGACAGGTTGTTCTCGATGCTGTACTCAAAGTCGACCAGCGTGATGGTCTGCGACCGGTACGACAGCGTCCCGGCGTGATGGTGCAGCACCAGGTTCTCGTTGGTCGGATCGACGAACGACAACGACGGCGAATCATGACGCGCGGTGCCTGCGGATGATGACGATGTCTCCCCAATCAGATCGAACGACATGGTCATGTGCTCGCCAGCGGCGACGCTGCACGACATGGAGTTGATGACGACGCCCTCGAATCGTTCGTAGTTGTCGGAGGTTCCGCGCTGCAGGAACAGCGTGTTGCCTTCAATGGGCACATCGCCGAGTGTGTAGGTGTGCGTGTTTACGGGTGAAGCGGTCGACGTTTCGCCTGCGCCGAGTGCGGCCTTGAGGTAATACCCGCAATTGTCGTAAGTACATTCCAGCTCCAGACTGCCAGATGAGCGGTCGGCCGCCAAGTAGTGTGAAGCACGCAGACCGGCGACACCTTGGACGCGCAGGTTGGGGCGTGGCACCTTGTCGATCTGCCGCAGCATCGTGCAGCTGATGATCGGGCGAGTAACGGCGGCCTCGGCGGCTGCGGTTCCGTATGTAGACTCGGGGCCAATCCCGACAAATGAATTGCGGCCAAAATAGGAAGCGGTGGGCATGGGTGTCTCCGGGTATCAGGAAGGATGGAGTGCGAGGTTCTTAACGAGAAGGGTAGCACGTTGGTCGAGCACGCGGACCAAGTTGGCGTCATCGGTAATGCCGAACGTCATCATGATCATGTAGCGTTTTTCGTGATCGCCCGCCTTGATGGGCATGGCCACGATGTAGTCGTTGAGTATTTCCATGTCATTCACGGCGGTCATCGCCGACGTCGTGTCGTTGCCGTCTTGATCGAGGATCTGCGCTTTTACATACGCGATCTCCTCTTTGCGCGAGCTGTTCTGATTGGGTCGCTCCAGCTTCTTGACGCAGTTTGACAGATCCCAATAGATGGTCGTTTCGTCTGCGACCGGCTTGCGGATGCGGTGATCGGGGTAAAGCTGGTCGGCGGTCGGCGCGGAGCATTCCAGAAAAAACGTCGTATCGACGCCGCCCGGATCGTCCAAGTTGATCAGCCCTGTCTTGGCCGTGTTGGTTGTGATGTTCGTGCTGTTGTTGACACCCG